CTACCACTGTTTTTACTTAACCAGTTAGCTACTTCACGATATGAATACTGCCTTACATGTTGTCTTGCTTTTTCTAGCAAGTTTAGTTCAGTCTTGATGGGGTCAAGTATGTCGGGGTCATCATCGTTCAGTTTGTAACCAAACGGTACAGTCCGTGCTATGCGCGGTATCTGTACCCATTCATCTTCTTCTTTAATATCTGTCGGCTGTGGAAGTTTCCATTTGCCTATACTGCGTGTCATTTTCTTTTACGATTGTCTATTATTGTTACAGGGTTTACGTATTTTTTAGGAACGAGTCCACCTTTGTTGTAGCCGATTCCTTTCACAAAACTGCGCAGTCTATTTAGTCCACCCGGACCAGACGATTCATCTTTGAGAAATTTTAGTTCATCTTTGCCAAACTGCTTTACAATTTTAGGACCAAACTCTTTTAAAATTTCAGCCTTTGTCATTTTATCAATATCGTTAGCCATCACTCATCATCCTCTTCTGCTACTGCTTTAGGTGGCATAAGCATAACGCCGCCACTTGCTTTAACTTCCATCTTCTCTGTCTTTACCAAACCTACACGGTCAAGTAATTCTTTAGCGGCAGACATCTTATCACGAATACCAAGTTCAGTTGGGTCGTACAGCGCACCTGTCATAGCAAGTGCAGCCTTTGGCGCATTACGTGCCATGTACATTTGAGTGGCTTCAAGAATCTCTTCTTTTAGACCTTTTACAATAGATGTAGTAGGCGTACCGTCAGAATAGCCAGCAAGTTTTTTAGCGGCAACCATGTCACCACCTGCTTCGTCAAACAGTACGTCTAAAAACTTCTGTTGCTTTTCGTTTAACTCTCTAGCCATTTACTTACCCTTTTTCAAGCAAGCCTTTGCCTTCTTGCATTTAGCAGGTGTCTTACAACCTTTACATAGTTTCATTGCATTTCTCCTGAATACATTGCGTGTGCTAATTTTGTACTACGTGATTTTACCTGACTTGCCCACCTGCTGTCAAGCATTTCTTTTGATGCAACTGTAAAATTATTATCGTGTATAGCAGCCCACATCTTTTTAAACTTACACAGACGAGGCACACCCATATTAAATGCCATGTCCATGAGTACAAGTTGACGTACAGCGTCTAATCCTGCGATGCAAGGATGGGCATCCAGCAGTTCTTTCTCAACAATCTGTACGTCATTCTCTGCTAGAAGTATGGCATCTGCTTCTGTAATGCCAAATGAATACACGTGGTCAATGCTGGCAATGCCCATGTCTTCTAGTTCTTCGTCACTGATGCCACGGTCTTCTAGGTTTCTACCAATTCCAATAGTGTCAATACCCAAGCTATCTTTATAAACTTGAAGCACTAAACCTTCATGTTCGATTAGTTTTTGTATGAATATGCTTTTATCGTATTTCATCTGTTAAGTTTTCTTGTGTTCGTTGCCCATCCAAATTCCGAATGCACCTGTCATAGCACCCATCACAACGCTTACAAAGGCTGATTGTGGTGCTGTCGGGTCTTCCAAGTTCATAAACCACTCCGCACAACGCCAACTCATTAGAGTTATTACTAGCATCATAAAGCGTGGAATAATTTTCCACTCTAGTATTTGTTTGGAACTCACTTGGATAAGCCTTTTGATTTTTCATAAGTGCGTAATGTTCCTAATCCAAGTAGTCCACCAAGAACCGTAAGAAGTGTTGACATATCAAACTCTGGTAGTTCTGGAACATCTATGCCAGCAACACTGACACCGAAGATAATCAGCGGCTGTAAAACAAAGTGATATGCAAACGCTATACCGCATACCCATCCAATGAAGGGTCTCCATCCACCTTTAAAGATAGAGCCTGAAGCAGCTTCCATCTTATTCACTTCTATCTGCGCCAGTGCAATACTGTTAGCTTGCTTGTCAGCCATTGTAGCTAACTCATGTGCAAGCATTGCCTTCTGGTCTTTATCTTCAATAAACTTATCAAGTAGACCTGTTACTGGTCCTATGAGCGATTGTAGCATATCTCTGTCCTATCTCGTATTGCAATATCTCAACACGTGTCTCCAGTTCAGGAAACTCTTCGCGCAATAACTTTATATTAAGTTCCTCTGCGAAACTGTGCAGTCTTCTTTGCAATGCGCTTCGGCTGTCGTACAAATTGTTGTCCTGCACGTGTACCTTCTCTCTTCGCCTTAGTTGTAGCAGAATACTCTGCGCTTGTCAAGGACTTTATTGCTTTTTCAGGTAAATACCTTTCACCTGTTTGTCCAGAGGGCTTGCCACTCTTGGTGCGCCACTTCTGTTTTGTCCATGCTACTAGGCTTTTTTGTGGTGCTTTCATTATTACAGTATGCCCCTACGTTTAAGTCCAATGTACACTATAACAGATAATACACCAATGCCTATTACAATTGCAGTAGATAGTATTGCTATCTCTAATATTTTCTGTTTATGTTTACGTGCAGCTTCTTCTGCTTCTAGTCTAGCCTTACGTGCTTCTGCCTGAAACTTAATCCAGTCATTCCACAAACCCGGTCTGCCACATATTATCATAATTTGTTTTAGTTCTTCTTCTTTTTCTTTTATAGCTTCAAGAGCCATAAACTCTTCAAAGTCATTGCCCCTATAAAATGAACTATTCTTTTTATTTGATACTTTTCTTTGTAAATCTTCTTTTCCATCTACAAACTTTGCAATATGACTGCCGACACTTGCAATGTCACGTCCGTTGCTTATAGCTTGTTTAATAACTCCGAAGGCTGCGTTAGCAGCGGCTAGTTCTGCTAACATTTAATACACCTCGACTGTGCCTTTCTTTAGATACTTAGGGACACAATATGCGGTAACACGGTCTCGTTCATCCACCCAATCACGATAGGTGTAGCTTCCATAACGTCTTGACACTTCACGGGCATAGAAGTTGCAGTCCGTAATACTGCGGAAATACATGTCTCCACTAGCAAGGTAGCGGCTTTCTCCAGTTCCGATGTATACAAGTAAGATGAAGACATGCACCATTCCATTATGACTTATAGCCTCCACCTGCTGCCTTGTATTCACGTGCTAACATCTGTGCCTTACGTGCTGACCACTGTCCGGGTTTACCACCCTTGCTGCCAGCTTTAATCTTTTCAAATAATCTTTTTCTCATAGTTGGCTTAGTGTAGTTGCCAGCTTCATTAACTCTACTTTTGCTCTGCGCTTTAGGCTTCGCCGATTTGCCAGCTTTTCCAACTGACCCACCCGGCGCGAACTTCTGTCCTTTCGCCACTCCTTTAACTGTTCCTTTGTTGGCTGCTGCGTAGAAGACTTGCTCACCCTTCTTCTCCCCATATTGCTTTTTCATTGCGGCTTTTATCTCAGAACCTTTTTTTGTGAGGGGCATATCTCCTATCCTCTGACTGGGTTATAATACTGACGCACAGAAATAAATACTTCTAAACCTCCACTAGCACCATCAAATGCACTGATACTGTCTCCTGAATGTAGGTGTATTCTATCTGCATCAACTATATTATATACATCTTTACCGGGAATAGACTTGTCATTTATTATATGATGATATGTGTTTGTATCTGCATGATACCATTGAATTGTCACATTTTGAACAGACGTTGTTCCATTACTTATATGCAAAAAGTCTACTGTCGCATCATAGTTAGGGGGTGCTGTATATATTACATTTGCTGCAGCACCACCTGCAGTAGCTGTAACGGTAATAGCTTCTGTGTCTGTGGTATAGGAATTACGGTCTATAGCCATTACTTATTCCACTCTAGCACAACACGGTGCATATGCCACAGCCAATTGCCAATAGCAAGGAATGGCTTGCTAGAATGTAACAAGCCAAGTGCTAGATATTTGTATACAGTACGTTTGATTTTATGTTTCATGATACTTACGCCATTGGATTACGTTTACGTGCATTTCTTGTACGTGAGTATGACCTGTTCTTACTAGCACTGGCAGTAGTTAAGTTACCTCGTCTGTTATCACGAGGATTGCCATTTTTATGTGCTACATCTTTACCAGCCACATTTACACCTGCCTTTTTCATTGTGGCACGTGCAGCATTACGACTAGCCCTGCGTTTCTTCTGTGCAGGTTTAGCGTGGTAGTTAGCGTACTCGCTTTTGTAGTTACGGGTAAATGCCATTACTTTTTACGTGCCATACCGCCATATGCCATCTTAGTTGATTTCTGACCAGCTGGCACTGAAGCACCGCAGTTAGCATACCCACCTTTTGCCATTCTCTTTGGCTCTGCTGGCTTCTTCTTAGGCAGTGGCACATTGCTAGATGATTCCGTATCAGATGACCGACCACCTAAAATCAAAGTCACGTTAA